AAAATATTTTTGTCAATCCTTTAGAAAGGTTGATAAATCAATGCTTTACACGTTTGAAAAAGTTAAAGAATTATCTAAAAAACGGGGGCTTTCTCTTAATCAGCTGGAAGAAAAACTAGGTTATAGTAGAAATACCCTCTATTCTTTAAAGCGTCAAAATGTCAGCACCAAACGCCTGCAAGAAATTGCGGACTATTTAGAAGTATCTGTTGATTATTTACTAGGGAACACGGAAACCCCTACTATTGCTTCTAATAATCAATCAGATAAAACTGCCCTCAATGTTGAAGATATGGCTAGTAATGTCATGATGTTCGGTGGGCGTGAATTAACTGAAGAAAAGAAGAAAGTAATTCAATCCATTATAGAAGCATATCTAAAGGGGACTGAAGAATAGGTAGAACGCCTTGACTGAAAAAGAAATTTTAAAGGGTTATGATATTACCATACACACATTTAACGGCGATTTATTGCCTGATGAAGTTGGTTTTTATGATCCTAAAACCCAAACAGCTTTCATTTCTGACAAATTAAACAAAAGGGAAAGAATGAAAGTGTTACTCCATGAATTGGGCCACCTGGACCATACCACGGCGGAATACAATAATGCTAGGGTACGCTGTGAGAACGAAGCAAATAGAAATATGATCCATCACTTATTAAAAGATGCCCTTTCTCAATTAGAGAATAAGGCGGATTTTAACTATATAAAATTCATGGAATTTTATCACCTTACCACGGTAACGGATGAAATCATGGTAAAAGAAGAATATCAGGCCTTAATCTAAATAAGGAGTTTAAAAAAATGAAAATTGGAGTTAGAACACCTAACTTAAAAAAGAGTTTTAAAGCTAGGACAACCGGGAAAATAAATAGAGCCTTAAAGAGATCAGTAAACCCTCTATATGGCAAAAAGGGAATGGGATATATTAAGAACCCTGAAAAAGCCATTTATAATAAAATCTATCATAAAACAACAGTTGACCCTTTGAAACCATTGAAAAACGGAACCCGTAACACTACCAAGCGAACAACACCGGAAGCCGAATTGATGGGATATAACTTTTATAGAATTGAAACCAAAGAATATATTTGTAATAAATTAATGTACATTATTTTAGCTGTATTTTTAGGAGTTTTTGGGGCGCACTATTTCTATTCAGGCCAAAAGAGAAAAGGCCTTTTATCCCTATGTTTCTTCTGGACAGTAATACCATTCTTTGTTGGTCTATATTGCGCCTTGACTGCTTTGTTTTTAAAAACTGATTCAAACGGTAATATAAAGATAGTTGATAAGAAAAAGGTAAAAACAGATCAACTTTCAAAAGCAAGTGAAGCATTGAAGGAAATAGAAAAATATTCTATTCCATTAATGACTACTTCAGATCTTGAAATTTATTCGGATTCATTAAAAAATACTTTAGACAATCTTTCTGAATTAGCGCCTTTGTGTGAAGCCTTCCCGGAAAACAAGGAAGTTAGGGCATTTGCTAAATCCGTTGAAGAAATGTATAAAGGTTTAGAAGGTGAAGAAAGTAATTTCATTAAACGTTATTACTCCGAACAGTTAGAAACCTCTAAAAGGTCAGATAACCCGGAATATTTGGAAGCTAGCAAACAAAAATTAATTGATTCAGGGATCTTTTCAGATTCGGGAATAGAATTAATTGAACTTTTATACAAATAAAAAAACCTTCCCAGTTTTAAACCGGGAAGGAAAGACATAAAAAAAATACACTTGTATTTTAACATTTTCTTTTCACTTTCTCAACTATGCGGGCAAGCTATCAGAAGAAAGGAAAGACATGATTAAAAAATACACTTTAAAAAACGGTGAAACCCGTTACTTATTCCAAACCTATTTAGGAGTGGACCCCTTGACCGGGAAGGAAAGAAGGACCACGCGCCGGGGGTTTAAAACAATCAAGGAAGCCAAACAAGCAGAAAGAAATTTATTGCTTGCCGTGGAAGAAAACGGGCTACCATCTAACCAATCTAAGATGCCCTTTAAAGATGTTGCTAATCTATGGTTTGAGAATTATAAAACCACTGTTAAGGCTTCTACTGCTTTCAACACAAAACAAAAACTTGATTATATGATAGCGGAACATTTTGAAGGCGTGAATGTAGATAAAATAACTGTCATATTTTGCCAATCATTGTTTATTAAATTAAGTCAAAAATATTCTATGTACGCAAACTATGCTTCGATCATCAATCGTATCTTGAAGTATGCTGTAATGTTAGACATTATCAAAAGCAATCCGATTGACAAAATAATTAAGCCAAAAGCTAAAGAAGTAGAAAAAAAAGACAACTGTTACACTAAAGAAGAATTAAACAGTTTTCTAGAGTTAGCGAAAAAAGAAAGTGCTTTATTCTATACCCTTTTACACACCATAGCTTATACGGGTTTAAGGCGTGGTGAAGCACTATCCCTTAAATGGTCTGATATTGATTTTGAAGAAAAAACTTTATCAGTAAACCGTACCACCGTATATGTTGATGGAAAGCAAGTTTTGCAAACCCCTAAAACCAAAGCTAGTAAGCGTATTATACCTATTGACGATTATACTATTAGCGTTTTAAAGAGTTGGAAACTGGAACAAAAAAAGCAATACTTTAAAAATGGCGTATCATTTTTGCAAGGTGAAAACTTAATCTTCACAAATTCGTACTGTACTATGTTCGTGCCTAATGAGTTTTCAAAAAAACTTAGAAAATTCATTAAAAAATACAATCTAAAGCCTATCACACCTCACGGCCTACGGCATACGCACGCTAGCTTATTGTTTGAATCTGGTATTCAACCCAAAGAGATATCAGACCGATTAGGCCATAACAATATTCAAACGACGCTTGACTTATACACGCACATAAACGACAATCAGCGCTATAATGTGGTTGAAAAATTCGTAAATTTTATGTCGTAGTCAATTTCGTATTCAACCTATTCAAACCCTTGAGGCTGTAAGGTTGACTTGTTTATACCAAAAACAATCTATGGTTACCATTAAATGCTGATAACTTGCTATCAGTTAGAAAAAACAATGTTTTCAAGAAAAATACATACCGAATAATTTCGGATAATTAAAATAAACCGTAGTCAAACCGTATTCATTTTTTTGCCCGTATAGTTGAGAAAGTGAGCCTAAAAAGGCTTTTTTTCGTTATAATAGACATTTTCCAAAATTGCCGTTATAACGGAAAATAAAAAAGGCTGTATAAACAGCCTTTTATTTTCCATCTATTTCAGTATCAATAAGCATAGATAACCCCATTATCCACGTATCCGACTTTTCTCACGCCGTCGATTGGTTTTATTCCCCGTTCTTCTAATAAGAGTATATCATCTTCATCAACCCAAAAGTCATAACCATCAGCGAACTCTTCAAAAGTCATTGTGCCCTGAAACTCTAATTCATAAATTCCATTAAGTAATTCTTCAATTCTTCTTTCCATCATTTTTTTCTCCTTTTTTATTTGTAAAGACAAATATTTTCGTTTCCGCAAAATCATTTAATTTTTCGGCTGTAAGTAAGGTCATTTTATCCATACTGGTTTTTCCCTTTCTAAGGTCTGCTACTGTAGACCAAGGGACGCCTGCGCCTTTGGCAATTGCGCTTGTGCTTATCTCGCTGTTTAATAACTTTTCTATTTGTTCTCTCATTTAATAACCCTCTTATTTCCGTCTATCTTTTAAAATCAGCAGAAATATAAAAAATACGATTGTGAAGATTGGTAAATATTTCATTTTATTGACCGATATGATATAATCATGGTAGGTGTAAGGGGCTTTCGCCCCAACCTACCAGAGCCTTACTTGAACCGCTTTGCTTTGCTCGGCTTGCGTTCTTTTGGCTCTTTTTTTATTGCCATGATAACACTTGCGACCCCTGTTAATAAGGTTCCAGTTGCTACCATTAGTTCAGCAATCTCTGATATTTTCATATCTTCCTCTTTTCTGATTATATTATATCACGGTATGCCGTGATTGTCAATGCTTTTTATAAAAATAATTAAAGATTTTTTATTCTGGAACTAGTTTCAGAATTCGCGTGGTTTTCGCGTGACTGTTTAAGATAAAGTCTTAGAAATGCGATGAAATAACGGTTTTTAAATTTACTTTTTCGCGCGATGATCGTTTTAAAAAATCAAGGCAACAAAAAAACCCTCCCAATTAGGGAGGGTGTGTCTTATACGTTTATGTTTCTATAAAGTTTCTGGCCACGGGTCATCCGTTGTGTATGACATAGGGGTAAAACGTAAATCTCCGATATCCCTATCTGTGGGAACGGGGTCATCGAATTGTAAGCGTAGCTGGTTGCCATCACCAGGCCCACCTAAATAAAAAGTGCCCAAGCGTTTCCCCTTGTCATTTGTCATAATACCAAGTTTTGAGCTAGTGGCACGAAAACCGACGGGTATACCACCGACGTTTAAGATCACCACGTTACGCTCACGGTCTGACCCTTGTGGAACGTAGCTGGGCGCACCTCGTCTCACGATCCCAAACCAACCCCACGATAGGCCACCGAAGCCGACCTCTACCGTGGAGTTTATACGCCTAAACTCGACATATGCATTGTTTTGGCTCGATGAAATTCTTGGCTTGTGTTTGACATCACCAAACAAGACAGACCAAGCGTTAGAACCAGTTCCAGCAGTTTTCTTGATCCACTTCACCGCTCCATTCTTAGCTGTGGTATCAGTATAAATTGTACCGATGTCAGCATTTAGAGCGTATGGGAAGCCTTGACCTTTTAGTTCTGTACTTGTTCCAGTTCCAGAACCGACTGAGCGTTTTAGCTCTTCCAAGTCGTTTTTGCTTGCGAACTGTGTAGTGTCTACAACTGGTACTTTTGATTTGGTAACGAACGGGTCACCACCATTCGCTAGTTTGGTATCAATCAGAGCGTCCAGACCTAATTCAAGGTGTTTCTCCTTGATATTAGTCGTCATCTGATTTTGAAGTGTAGCGTAGGTCGGGAATAACTCATACGCTCTAGTCTGCGTCAAATTGGATGATTGTTGACCTTGTAACACTCCGACGTCATGGCCTATCAGCTTGATAGCTTCTTTTAATTTCTCCATGCGTCACCTCCGTTAGAGGGTATTCTTGGCCGTGTTGTAAATCTGCACAAAGTCAGTATTTTCAAGATCCGTGAATTTTTGCCCGAGCTCGGTCATTTTAGACACAATAGCACTATCTGGGTTTTCGCCAGCCTTAATCTTTTCTGCGATTTCTTTTAGCGTGTCCAGCTCTTCTGGCACACCATCACCTAAAATGGCAGTCTTGACACCAGCGATGGCAGTTTCTAACTGCTGCTGTGTGATCCCGCCTTGTCCCACTTCTGACTTGTCAGCTTTATTCAGTAACTGTGTCTTGATTTCTTTTACATCAGCACCGACTGCTTGCGCGAATTTTGTTAATTTCTCTGTGTTTAGAGTCATTTATATATCCTTTCAAATTTTAGCTAGGTTGTATAGATTGGTTAAATCTGGAAATTCTTCCGTCTCTGGCCCATTTGGATGTGCTGCGATATACTTATCAATTTCAGTCTTGACATCGTTTCTTACAAGCGAAAGGACTTCCTCGCTTGTAAATTCATCTGCTGAACGTGTGATTTCCAAGCGAGTCGAGCGGTCACTTGGGAAAATGTATCCACCACACACGATCTCAACAAGATATGACCCTATCGGCAATGCCTTTTCGATTTTGAAAGTAACTCTGGACTTATCCACTGTACTCTCAAATGTGGCCTTTCCTTTTTGATTGAAGATCCTGATTGTAGCATTTTTGCCATTCAGTTCTCTGATCGGTCGCATGTTTTCGTCCAGTAGCTCATAGCCAAAAAGAGAGGCAAAGTCGCCTTGTTTGACGACAGCCCCTCCTTCAAATTGCTTTAGATTCGTAGAATTTAATAGTGTCATTAAATCCTCCTTCTGTTACATGTCGGTACAATCATCCAAATACTTATCTTCGACCCATTGCGAGCTTGCTGGATGATTGATGCGTGCCCATCCATTTAGTTTCTCATACACTCGCACTCGTGTCCCTGCAGCGATAAACTCTTTATCCTGACTATCAATGCGAGGGCCTGCCTCTACATAGTAATCAACGGTCAATGTACCTTCGTAGTAAGGTTTATCTGATACTGTGAGACGAGTGTTCACATCCAACTCTTTATCAAACGCACTCTGCGCAGGAGCTGGGGCTGGAGTGCCACTCTCACGAAATACGATCTCACGAGGACGACCATTTAGATCCCAAATGTAGTTATAGTCGTTTTCGCTTACACCGTCCATACCGTAGTTGCAGTGGATTGCAGTGTTGTCGCTCGTCATAATTAGGATGTGCCCGAATGACCCAAGAGAGCTTGAACCATCTCGTGGCGCCCAAATGACTACATCGCCCCGACGGGAGTCAAATGTACCATCTACTGCGTCATGGATTTTAACATAGCCAATTGCTGGCAATGCTTGTTGTAGTGTTTCTGTGTTGTTGTTTAGGCTGATTTCGAGAGCATAGCTGACTGCGGATGAACAGTCAAATTCGATACGCCCATCACCGTCTGCATCGTTTCCGTAGCGGTCACCCATGTCGTAGTGGACAGGGATTGATTGTAAGTGGCGCATGCGAGCGATACTTGATTCAATTTTACTCATTATTTTTCTCCTTTAATTCAAAAGCTACCACCCAGAAATAGGTGGTAGCTAGTAAAAAGATTGTAGTTTTAAGAGCCAGTCTTTTAATCAGCATTTGGCTCTTCATATTCAAGCGCTCTTGTGCTATCTCCATACCCAGCGGTTGTAGGGTCTGGCACGATATTCAAAGCGTTGAACACTGTCAAGCCTACAAGATAAGGGTTTGATACAAACTTACCAAGCAGGCCGAATACTGCGCCCCAGCTTGTCAAATCTTCGAATTTGATGCCAAAGTAAGCCAAGATAGGCAATACCAAAGCAAGTGCGAAACGTGTTACAAATGCACGGTTCTTAAAACGTACTTTCCAGTTGATTTTATTCATAATGTTACCTCTTTTTTAATTATTTTTTACTTTGAATTAGAGTTTTTAACTCTTTCATATCTTCGCTCAAAGCCTTGACTTGTTCTGCGAGGATGAGTAAAGACTTATTCTGTTCATCGTGGTTGTCAAGTCGTCTAACCGCTGTGATACGGAAGTCACGCATGTTTTCAATGTCTTTCTCGATCACGACCATGCGTTTCTCTTGTGCCACGATATTACCTTTAAAATTGCCATAGATACCAAGGAGAATCCCGATAAATCCGACCATCATCGAGACATCTTCTGGTGTAAAATGTACCATAAATCGACCACCAACCTTTCTGTTTAAATTAGTGGTTGAGGTACTGCAGCTGGTTGAGTTTCAAGATCTCCACTTGGTTGTGCTGGCTTAGTTTCTTTTGGCAACTCCCATTTCCACACTGCGAGTTTGCCATCTTGTGACAATTTACCTTCCAGTTCTTCCACAGATTCGCCATTGTAGGTAAAGTCGTTGTTGACTTGTACCAATACACGAGTGCCTTCACCATATTTGGCAGTGTAATTAGGATTATTGACAACAAAGATATCGTGCGCCTTGTATTCTTTGCCAACTTGGCCAGTTTCTACCAATTCCAATCCACGAGCATACAGAGTTGGATCAATTGGATTGTCTGTATCTGTTACACGAGCGAGAACTGACCAATCAGCCACTGCTTTGATGCTTTGGATTTGTTGCGTCATCGCTTCGTTCTCCTTGGTCAATTCTTGGATTTTAGCAATAGCGTTATTGTTGGCCTCAACAGACTTGTCAAGCTCTTTCTTGATTGCCACGACTGCGCCAGATGTGTCAAGTTCCATGCGGACGATGTTTAATACCGCTTCAACCAGTGTCGCATCATCTTCAGTCATGCGGTTTGTTGGCAAGATTTCCTCGAAAACACGGTACGGGAAGTCTTGCTTGATTGCTACTTTGGTAGTGTTAGCAACTGCATCGTATGATTTAAATTGTAATTTGTAGTCCATTATTTAGTTACCTCGTTTTTATTTTTGATTTCTTCAAAAAGATCCTTCAAGTCCTTATCAGACTCTAGGACAGAGCGATAGCTTTCAACTTCTTGTACAAGTTGATCTACTAGTTGCTGTGATTCAGTCAATCGAGCTTTAAATTCAGCTTCATCGATTGATTTGTTAGCCAATTGATTAGCTAGATCTGCGATGATTGATACATAAGTATTTTCGTTCATTGATTTTTCTTTCTATTTAAATCCATATTTATCGATGAAATTTGACCTTATATGACTTTGTACAGACGCATTTTTCAGATCCCAACCGTAACGAGCGATAATACCGAAGCAAGTTAAGATGTCCCATAGATAGCCTCCTACATTTTGTGATCCTTTCCCAATAAATAGATCATCTATATAAGCTTTGCTAAAATGTTTATCGCCTCGCCCCAAATTATGTTTAACACCTTTCTCATTCATCGGGATAAGATAACTATTCCCGTCTTTCGTATTATTGTGAATAATCCAAGGACTTCTGTACTGCCCATTTGCATAAAATATGATGCGATCTCCAACAAGTTCATATAAAGATTCTTTTACATCATTCTTCGTTCCTGACCATAAGCGCATCCCAGCAAATGTGCTATTCTCTGTATTTTCAGTTTTATCCTGATTTGTACCAATGACGATTCTGGCAGCCTTGTTGTCTCTTAGATATTCACCGACGAGACCGACTTGATTGAATTTGATAAATTGCGAAGCACTTGTATCATCAATCCGTCGAATTGTTCCTGTGTTTGAGTACAAATTTAATGTACCATTGTCTAAATCAAAGACAGTCGAGCCATTATTGGCACTTAACCGCCCACCTTTGATATGTTCCGCAGAAATATCAATCGATGCCAATTGAGTGATAAAGGCTTTTTGCGATGTGAGTTCTCTGATGAATGCTTGATTCGAGACCAACTTATTAATCATCGCCGAATCCACAAGCAATTTATCGGCAGTTACTGCGTTTGAAGCGAGAATCTGAGTAGTGACTGATCCAGACTCAAAATTTCCTGTCTTTAATTTATCGACCATCGCAGACTTGATAACCGCATTGTCGATAAGAGTATCCCCTGAAATATGCGTTAGCTTGCTAACAAATCTGGTAGTTCCATCAGCACCAAAGTTGATGCCATTTATGATATCGCCAGCGCTATTTAGATTGCGTATAGCATACGAACCAGCAAGCTGTGTAACTTGCGTTCGTGTAGCTTCTACCGATTTGTAAGCATCGTCAAATTGGCTAGGCTTGTAAGGGCCAGTGTTTGACCCACGGACAAGGATAATTTCCTTGATTTCTACCCAACCATTTTTTGAAATATATGCGTAGAACGGAAAATTTATATTGTTTCCAAATTCAAAGTCAGATGACATGTAGAACGTCCCTTGAAATTCTTTCCAGTCATCAGAGGCAGGAGTGTTTGGTGTTCCAGCCGTGGCCGTGAATGCTGTACGATTCAAAACGTGGTTTTTAATAATGACATTGAAAACATGATCGAGTGCTCCACGTATACGGTACTTAAAGCCGAGGGAATACGTTTCACCTTTATAGATTTTTCGGACATAAATCGGAAGCGTGAAACCTGACCAGTTATAAGATGTTAACCCTTGTGCTTTGATAGTGAACACTCCGTCGTTTACAGAAATATCAATACCTTGTCGTGGATTAACAAGCGTATTTTTATCCATTGTCTCTGAGTTAACAATCAAATTGTTATCGTCCGTGACGTACTTCCCAACTTCCGTTTGAAAAATATCACTAGACATGACCAAACGAGACAATTTGTCGGGCGCTCCTGTCTCAGATGTGCCTAAAATTCGCTCATACAACTTATTGCTTTCAGTCAGTTTGTTAAATTCTACCGTTTGCCTATGGATAGCCCTTTCAGCTTCGCCAGTCCTTGACATAAGATTAGATAAATCGCTATTGGTGCTACCTACGAAGCCGTTGAATGTTGCTCTAGGTGTAAATTCAGTTTTGATATTTTGTAAGATTTTGCCATAGATAACATTGCCATTGTTATCATTCGCAAATGTCTCTGTCACTTTACGAGCTAAATCAGGGCTGTTTAGCAATTGACGCTTGATTTCGTCCGAAAGAGTTGTGGTGTCTGGCATTGTGCCAGCTTTTTCCAAGGCTTCTTCTGTTTTTGCAGTTAATTTTGCAATCTCAGAATCAGTCGTTTGTTTAAACCCTGAAATCTTTTGGTCAATCGTTCCAGCGACTTCTTGTTTTACTTTTTCAGCCTTATTTTTAGCATCTTCAATGCCATTGTCCATATCAAGACGCATCACACGCATTTTTTCAGCGATTTCTGCGTTCTTCTGATCTATCATCTCTTGGACTTTTCGATTGTAGGCCTCTTGTTCTTCTGACAGCTCTCTGGCAGCTTCTTTGATAGCATTGAGAGAGCTACTTTGTGACTGACTTTTCAAAGTCTCGTAATCACCAAGTTCTACTTCTGACTGGTCAAAATTGAGTTTATCAATCGTGATCGAGAAGATGCGAGCTTCAAATGACAATTTTGCAGAATCCTTGACGATCGCAACACGATCTCCGAGCCAAATGTCATCTCGTAGATCCAAAATGCTCGCTTTGTATTTTCGAATGGGGTTGTTAAGTCTTAGAAGCTCTTGATATGTCGCTTGAAGCAGGACTTCTTTGTCCTCAATCTCTTCGTCGACAAATACACCCCAGCGATGTTTTAGCTCACCATTTTGATAAAGCCCCTTATTCTCAATATCATCATTTAAAACGATGTAATTTTGACCAGCGGGCTTGTCAATAGGCTTGCCACTCGCCTTCGTCCAGACGATATCGGTAAACTCAATCCTTCGACCATATCCACCAGTCGCATTACCCTCTGAATCTGTTGATTCTTCACCCTTACCACGACCGATAAGGGCAGTAACGACATTGTCGGAGTCTTCTTCCATCGTGACTTCAAGAGCATTGTTTCCGTACTCGAATTGCACACCAGAGTACGAACCTTGCCGATGATATAAATCGATGTAACGGTTGATGATCTTATTTTCTACAAACTCATATCGCACACGGAATTCGCAATTAAAAGCCTCGATGATCTTCACGAGAGCCTCACGAGGGCTGATATAGTAAAAGTTGGTCTTATTTACTTTTGTAAGACCTTCTCTTTCGCCTAACTGATAGCCTGTGCCTTCTAAAGCTACATTGAGTGCTTGATCTGCAGTAACGCTTTGCAGTCGCTTGTCCTTGATAATTCGGACGGTTCGCAAGTCGCTTTCTGCACGATCAAGGCCTTTAACAACATAATTGTCAGTCGTGGTCACTTCGTAGGCTTTAAACACCCCAAATTGAGTGCCACGGACGAAGAAGCCGAAGAATCGCATCTGTTCGATGATTTCTTTATCAATCGCCTCAATAGGCAATTCAAATTCTGCAGCATCGAACGTGTTGATTTCGATTTTATGGGTAAATTCGATTAGATCTTGTTCTTTGATGATGTGGATCAATTCTTCTTTATTATTAAATAAATAAATCATTGATACACCTCACTAAATTCAATCGTCATTTGGCTTGATGGGGTTAACCTTAATGTATTAGACCCTTTCTTCAAAGAGAAAAATCTGCTGTTCACCATATCGAAATTTTTAAGCTCATTTCTGCCATTCAGTTTGATCGTGCGTTCCTTCATGTCGATTTCAATGCGATTTCCTTGTGTATATGTGCCTTTTAAGCGGATATACTTCTGTTGTTCGACATGTAGAAGATTGATTTCATTCACGTTCACACCAACAGTAAAGGAAATCTTTGGAAATGTTTCTTTGCTTCCTGCATAATTGACCTGATTGCCAGTGACAGTCTTCTTGTTTGTGAGCTTCTTTGGATCATAACAAATCATTTTCAATTTAATGATCTGTTGATTACTTTCTTCGTCTGGAATGTCCGCAGATTCAAACTGTGCTTTATAGATTCGGTCTGGCTCATCGCCAAAAATCAAATCACTCGGCTCGTTCGTATCCAGTAACTCGTTCAGTTTTTCAAATTGTAGCCGAAAAGCTGAATTATTGATTCCAGAAATTAAAGCAGTGATTTCAATTTCACGCTCTTTGTAAGACTTGCGCCTGAACACCTTGCCATCACGGCCAGCCACATCAACAGTCTGATGTTCTTGGTCTACGACACCACGGCCAGAGATCATGACAGTCTGAAATGCTCCATTTGCATTTGTAAGCTCACGCTCTAGCGTCTTACCGTTGAATGTTGTCTGGATGCCCGTTTCATAGCTTTTTAAAATCTCATTTGTATCTGTGAAATTATACATTTTTCCCCCTTTCTTCATTTTTTATAAAAAAGGCAAAGCCCTCGTTTTACAGAGGACTTGTCTTTAATCTGATTCGCTCTCTCTTGCCTTGTGCAGTAGTGATATCCTCTACGAATGCAGAGAAGGCACGACCACCCAATTCAAGAGTTAATTGCATTGGTTTATTTTGGCTGTCAGCTTCTTTGATTTCGTGGTTGATTACTCCGTTGTAATCAAATCCAGAGCCGAGAGGATTGCTTGCTGTGTATTGTGATGCATCATCAATCAAATTCTCCATTGACTTCGATACTTCGGACGCATTGCGATCAATACCATCTGCCACACCAAGAGCTAAGAATTTACCGATGTTGTCACGGAACAACCGCGATGGACTGTGGATTCTAGCTTTTGCTTGCGCAGCACGTTCAGCCTGTGCGACAAGCGCATTTGCTGCAGCAGTAACTGCACCAAGAGCAGAATACATACCTTGCGCCAAACCTTGGCCAATCATGTTTCCGACGTGTCGCATTGTCCCAACAGCTCCCAATCCAACAGCTTGAATAGCATGCATCATTGATTGCATCGCACCTCTCGCACTACCTACACCATTCCTGATGCCATTGGTGATATTTTGTGAGATCTGTTGTCCAGTTCTCTGTGCAATTTGAGACATTTGCATGCCACTTGATGTCATCGTTGCAGTCATGCGCATCATTCCTGATTGAATGGCCATACTAGCTTGCATCATGGACATGCTGATTGTCATAGTCATTCGTTGGAATGACATTGAGATGACAGTGACGATGTTGTTCATCGCTGACGACATTGCTGTGCCAACAGACGACATTGTGGTGCTAATAGTGGTTCTAATCTGCATCGCACCTTGTGTCACTGCTTGATTAGCACGCATCATTGCATTAGTTACTGCCATCACCACTGTGTTCATAGAGGTTGACGCAGCCGAACCCATGCTTGTAAATCCAGCAGTTAAAGCAGATCTTGCTTGTTGCATGCCAGTATTAACCGCAGTAACAACTTGCGACATTGCTGTTCTCATGGCATTGCCAAGCTGAGAAAATCCAGACGCAGATTGTGTCATGGATGATCCCAATTGAGACAGAGTGGTCTGGATGTTTCGCACACTGTTTCCTGCGTTTGTTAGTTGCGCAACAAATGCTGTGATTGCGGTTGTAATAGTGGTAAATCCTGAACGGATAATGTTCAATGCAGCATTAAAGCCACTTAATGATGCTGTTGCAGAAGAGATTTTAGCATTAAATTGTGTGAACTGATTGTTCAGCATCGTGAACGTCACAGCAGATTGAGTTACTGCAGATGCCATTTGTTGGAATCCTGTACCAAACGAACGGATGCCACTAGATGATGCTGTTGCAGCAGGGCCAATAGTTTGCATCGCTGTTGCCACTTTAGGCAAGCCAGAAGCAAGTGGATTGACTGCAGAAGCTGCAGAACGCATACCAGAGGCCATCTGTGTGAAGATAGATCCTACATTGCGACTGCCGATCTTGTACATCACCGTGTCCAACTTGTCCAAATCGGCACGGAAGCCATTTAAGTTACCACCAGCAGATGCTGCACCAAGTCCAAGAACTGCTGCTGCTACTGCACCAATACCAGCGGCCGCTTGCAGACCGTGGTCTCCTGCGAGTTTCACACCTTGTCCAAATCGTTTAAATCCTTCACCAGCATCTTTAATTGCTTGGCCGATGGATTTAATAACACCAGAGACACCGTCCAAAATACTTTTTACTGCTTGTCCGAATGATTTAATGACATTAGATGCGCCTTTAAATACCGAATTAACTACATTTCCAAATTCCCGAAGAATTGGAACAATAGGAGACAATGCAGTCTTGATTGCGTTACCTACGCTTGTAAATAGGTTTGCAATGCTGTTGATGATTGGTGCGATTTGTCCAACAATGCTAGAAAACGCCTGAACAATGGAAGTTACAGCTTGTCCGACTGCTTGCGCAATCTGTGCGACTGCTGGCATAACTGGTTGTAGCACTTGGACGATTCGCACAACCGCATCCGCAATGATCTGCGCTGTGGTCGTGAAGACCTTACCAAGAACTTCCACAAGTGGAGTTACCGCTTGTAGAACTGGTGGCAAGTTCGTCATGATTATTTGAGCCACTTGGACTATTGTGTTTCCAATAGTTTCCACAATAGGAGCAAACGCTGTGACAATTTGGGAGATCCCAGATGCGATTTGTTGAACCGCAGAACCCACTGCTTGAATAATAGCGCTGAATGATGTGCCAAATGCCACAACTAACATTGCTAGTTGTGGAGCTACTGAGCCGACTGCTACTACTACAGTTCCAATAGCATCTCCAACTGCATGAATGACAGGAACAAATGCTTGTACAGATGGAGCGATTGTGACAATCGCTTGTGCAAACGCGCCAATAATAGCAGTTGCTACTGTGGCAAATGCTTGGCCGACAGATTGGACTACACTGCCAATTCCTTGCAAGATTTGAGCGATTCCAGCACCTTGCATACCAGCCAGAGCCATTGCAGCACCCACTGCTAAAATAGCAACGGAGAGAGCAAGGATATTAGCTGGATTAGCCATTGCTAATGCTTGACCGATACCACGAAACGCAGTTGCAAGACCAGAACCGATTCCTTTTGCAGCGATTGCAACGCCAGAAAGAGCAGTTTTGAGACCTTCGCCAAGGCCAGTAAAGATCTGTTTAATGACTCCATTTGACTGTCTGAAAGTCCCCTCTACAGCGCTTGTAGATGCTTTAGCTTTGTTAAAAAATCCACTGAATGGATTGCCTTTTAACAGAGCAAATAGCCCACCGAGAGCAAGTCCAGCACCACCAATTGCAGTCGCAAGTCCTCCAGCATTTGGGATGTTACCAAATACCTTCTTAATACCATCAATAACTGGTTGCATCTTTGACATTAAACCTGAGAATGCTGACTGGACAGATTTAACTACTGCATTAACCTTGTTTCTAAAGGTTTCGCTACTCTTGTATAAATCCACGAAGTATTTAATAACAAGAGCAAGTCCGACAATTACATAAGTCCACGGATTTGTCATTGCTACTTTTAAAATGTTAAAAGCAGAACCGAGACCAGACACAATATTTTTAGTCTGCATCATTGTTGTACCAACCGCAGTCATTGCAGGGCCAATAACTGGTGACATTCCCACAAATCCACGGATCACCTTGGCAACTGCATTGTCGCTTTCTGTGGCCCACTCAATGGTTTTTGATGTTCCAGACAATAAGCCCGTGAGCATCCCTTTATTAGATGCCATTACCTTATTTCGCAAGGACTCCCACGAGCCTCCAACTTGTTCAAGTTTAGAGCCTACGTTGTTCTGCATATCCTCTGCTTGTTTAGCAAGCCAAGCGGCAGCATCACCTTGTGAACGAGATACTTCTTCGAGTGATCCTCTAGCAGCATCCCACGATTTTGTGGCATCTTTGGTTTTATTTGAAATACTATCAAGCAATGGGCTGATAGCTTGCATCCCTGATGTATCAAACAAGGTCTTCAATGTTGCAGCCTTCTCGGCTTGCGACATATCTTTGATTTTGTCATTCACCTCGGTCAAGATTTGCTTGAATGGTTTCATGTTGCCAGCAGCGTCCGTATAACTCAAACCGAGATTGTTCATCAATTTCTGAGCTTTTTCAGATGGCGCCGCCATCTTCAACATAGCATGGTTCAAGTCTTGTGATGCTTGAGCTGCAGACATACCTGTGTTGGTAATCAGACCGATTGCAGTGGATGCGTCTTTCATATCTACACCCATCAACCGAGAGGAACTTGCCACGTTTGACAAGGCTTGTTCCATATTTTCGATTGAGGCATTTGACACGTTTGCTGTTTGGGTAAGAACCGCTGCAGCTTGTTCTGCAGAGCCGATACTATCACCCCAAACATTCATAGATTGTTGCACAACACCAGCGGTTGTAATCAAGTCAGCACCAGAGGCGGTTGCTGCTTGTGCAATTGCTGGGAATACTTTTTTAATAGTTTCAAGGCTTGCCCCGTTTTGGGCCATTGTAATCATTGCATTTGCTGCATCTTGTGCAGATAATGGCAAATCTTTACCCATCCTATTAGCGACATCTGCAAGTCCTGCGATGTCCTTGGATGTTCCACCCGCTACGATTGCAGCCTTGTTAAGTGAGGCCTCGAAGTCTCCGAAGCCTTTAACTGCTTTCACGCCCATTGCAGTGGTCGCTGCTCCTGCAATCGTCATGCCTTTGCCGACTTCTTTAAGCGATCCAAAGATATTGGAACCAGCTTTTCCAGCCTTTTGCGTGAGACCTTCGACTGCAGAGCCTGCTTTTTGCATCGTTGCAAAATAACCTGCATCGGTGGCTTTCAGCACGGCTTCTACTTTAAAGGACTTATCAGCCATCTATACCTCCTTCCTTTCGCCTCTTTTGAAGTCTCTTGGCTATCTCAATCAGTTCTTGATTAACTGCAGGGCCTTGTGATCTATTCAAGACCGTTCTGCGTCTCTCTTCTTCGTTGTAGAAGTCTTCGAACTTCTCAAAGATGTACAGTCCGTCTTTCTTGCTCGCTTGCGCTTGCCGAATTTGAAAAGCGAGTAAATACACTCTTTTTTCTTCATCCAACATCTGCATGTCTCTTGCACGTTGTCTGATGTTAAATTCTTTCAGTGTCATGCGTTGAGCAGTCACATAGTCTGTGATGCCAAAGAAAGCAAAGATGGTTGCCATCAAGTCTTCATAAGTCTGTTCAGAAGTGAGTCCGACCGTGGTTTTCTTTAGGCTTGTTCCACCGCTTCCACGATCGCCATCGTTGTCTTCTTGGTCAGTTTTGAGGTCTTGAAACATGTTAAAAAATCATCGAAGACAACATCGAGATCGTCTTGTTCTTCAAGCCATTTCTCAATATCCTTTTCAGATAGTTTGCTCCGATTTGTGATAGTTGCGGCCTGAATGATGTCAACCAAGATTGTTGGGTTTCCGTCCAAGAGATACACAATCGCAGAACGGACACCAGCTCCGAAATTCATTCCATTCACGTTAGAGCAGAACTTCTTGTCAAGTTCACGGATAAATGCGATACCAAAAGATAATTCGTGTTCACGTTCGTTAATTGTCAATGTTTTCATTATGATTTTTCCTTTTCTTTGTGTTTTTTAGTAAAAATAAAAGAGGGCTTTCGCCCTCATATCAATTAATGCTTACCCGATAGCAGTTGTGTCAGCAAATGCATAAAGCACTTCTGCTTCTTGTTCTGCAGTAAGTGTCGCATATCCTGCCACTGGTTTACCGTCGATAGCCATTTCAGTTGACAAAGTGATGAGATCTTCCACGTTTGCAGGAACTTCCCACTTGCTGAGTTTACCGATAGCATACAATGCTGGGTATTTAGCGCCTTGTTTTTCTCCCTTGAGGTCGATGTCCCATACTTCCAACTCATAACCTTCGATTACAGAGTTTTTAAGCATGTTATTCAATTCGTCACGAGACGCAACCGCTTCGATTGAGAGTGTAACTTCCAATCCACCAGCAGCCGAAATAGCACCATCTTTTGTCTTTGTGCTGTCTGTTTTGCGTTCATATTCCCATTTGTGTTCTGTTTGCAAAGCAAGTTTTGCTGCAGCAGTTTTGTCGCCTTTTTTGCGAAACATCAAAATCCGATCTTTACCTTTTTGTGGTTCTAATACCATTTAGTTTTTCCTTTCGTTTAAACAAATTTAAATTCCATGTCAATGACTGCATGGAAGAGAGTTTCTTCTGTGCTGTTGTCTTTAATGATTTGACTATTACTAGAGAGGCCCATTGACCAGCTTCTATTCTCGATGCGATTGATCTTGCTTAATTCGTTTTGGATCTTGTAGATCATGTCTGACAGTCGTCTGCGATTGTTGATGTCGTCCCATACATGAACCCTCGTACTTACTAGACCAATCAATCCAGATTTAGTAGGGTTAGGCATCAAATGCGTGTCCCCCATCACGCAGAATGGATATTTTGCAGACATGTCTGGTAAGGCAAGATAAATATCATAGCCCAACGAAGCAATACGCTTGTAAATCTCGTCAAATAATTGTTGATCTGGCTGTTTCATTTACCTGTCATCCCTTTCTCTAAATCTGCAACAAATTCTGAAATAGTTTCTTCCAGCGCTGGCCCCATGTATGGTTGAGCTTCCATCTTGCGTGTTCCAACTTCGACATAACCCGAATAATCTGTACCAGTTTTAACTCTGGCTTCATCATGGCCAACAGTAAGATTGATTGACTGCCTTGTAGCACCCGTAGAATACCCACGAGTGAAGACAGCATTTCTTACTGCCCGTCTGTGCAAGCGTGAGCCATGATCTTTCAAGATCTCGTGTGCATCAAATTTAACTGCTTGTTCAAAAAAGAGGGTTGCCCCTCCATCTTTTATGTCAATATCAAACATTAACCCATCGCCTCGGCCACATACAAGACCGTAGAGCGTCGCTCTGGAGTCTTTCGGCTGACAACCTTATATCGCTTACCAGAGATGATAACGGACGATATAGGGCCTGTTATAACGTGATTAAAACGCAATACCTTGGCATCTACATCGACTTTATCAAGCAGTTTGACTTTCAATTCCAGTCCTAATTCGGAAATGAAGCAAGGCAATACCTTCTTCTTAGGTTCTGCATTGGTCATTCGTCCTAATTCTGGGTCATATTTCGGTTTTTCAGCCTGAAATACAAGTTCAACACGTTCGCTTTCTCTCATAGCATCTTAAATCCTCGATTTTCAAGGATAGATGGGTACTCACGTTTCAAGATCTTGTTAAATCGAGCAAAATCATCTTGATTAAATTCAAGAGTTAACCCTTCGAGTGTCTTTTTAGAGTAGCCCTCCGACCCAATACGGTTAAATCGTTCGATCATGATTTCAACGATCATGTAATCAAACTTGTCTGGCACTCCAAAATCTCCAGTATAGGCAGTAAAATGCTGAGTGGTCATCTCTTCGATTAAACCGAGCATCTTGTCCTGCAAGTCGTCCTCGATATTCAACAGCACTTTTACTTTATCGATGTACGACATAATCAAATCATCCTTTCAATGCTTCGACTAATTCAGCTTTAGCAAGCGTAGAATAGCCTTCGACACCAGTTTCTTTAGCTAAAGATTTCAAATCTTTTAGCGTCATATCATCCAAAGCGACATCCTCAACCGTTTCTGGTTCTTCAACCGTTTCTGGTTCTTCAACCGTTTCTGGTTCGCTTTGTTTATAGTGATAACGTAGTAACATGCTCACGCTGCCACCCCCTTTTTGAAATTACGATTCACCGAATTTAACAACTCGTGATGGATCATAGAGATATGTTCCATAGTGTTTGTCTGCAGTGATGACAGTCGCTTTCTTCAAGATGTCACGGTCAGTCTCAACCATCACATCACGTTTCAATGCGATGACAAATGCACCGTACTTATTCACATCATCTGTGTCAGTAGCATCAGCAGAGACTTTCACGAGGAAGCCTTTACCTTTCTCTACTTTGTTTGTACGAACGATTTGAACACCAAGAACTTCACCGAATGTTCCATTCACGATTGTTTCTGCACCAAGTTCTGAACCTTTAGTCCAGTTTTGAGCCGCATCTTTACGAAGAGCAGCAGCGTCTGCAGGGTTAAGCAAGGCAACATAAGAAGCATCGTCTTCATCTGAGAAGATATCGAGTGCTTTTTGCAAGTTGTCAACAGTAGTTGCTGTTTCTGCTACTTTTTGGACTGCGCCTTTCGCAGCTTCTACAAGATCATTATCAATTTTGTTAGCAAGTGCAAGAGATGCTTGATATACTGCTTGTCCAATTGGATCGCCAAAACCTGAAAGAAGAGCTTCGTCTGTGATTTCAAAACCTTTAGCAGCTTTCTTGATGGTCATCTTAGATTTTTTGGTTGTAAGTTGGTCAAGTGTGATTGCAACACCTTCTGCAACTTCTGCTGCGTCTCCTGCATATTCCCATTTAGGGACTGTGACCTCGTCACCAACTTGTCCGACAAGTGTATTGTCGACAAACGCAAGTGGTGTGAATTTGATTAGTTTAGGCAATTTAGCTGATACCATATCAGCCATGACTTCTGGCACTACCATAGTAGCTTTCTTAGTGATTCCTTCTGGCATAAATAATTATCCTTTCAATTGGTTATATAATTCTGGGTTCGTTTGGAATAATTCATTTCGGCTTTGATAACCCATCTTGCGGAATTGTTCCTTGGTGATCCCTTGACCAGTTTCTTCTTGCTTGGTTGGTGTCTTGCCAACTAGCATTGTTTGTACTTTTGCGTCTGCAAGAATATTTACAAGACCAATGAGCGACTGCACTGACTGTTGTGTGTCTTCTGCGTTATTGCGCACAACAAAGTCAAGCACGGTTTCATCGGCTGTAATTCCAGCTTCAAATAGCATCTTAGAAGCCTCTTTTTCGAGACCATTGCGATTGAGTTGCGCTTCCAACTCGGCAATTCGTTCAGCTTGTTTTTTAGCTTCATACTCTGCCTTCTGTTCAGCGTTCATCTTGCGCAACTTCTCAGCTTCTTTCTCAGCTTTTTCAGCTTCCTCTTTCCACTTAGCAAATTTCTTGTTGATGATCTTATCAACATCTGCGTCCGTGTACTTCTTTTCGTCTTTCGGTTCTTCTTGATGTTCTTCTGGTTCGGCCGTTACCTTTTCAACATCTTCAACCGTTTCGACTACTTCTGTTTCTTTGTTCATGCGAACCTCCTATTTTTAAAGTCGTCCCCGACTGTGTTGTTTCCATAGCTTTTAAAGTCATCAATGCTTGGACAAAATAAAAACCAGCCTTTTGACTGGTTAGATTATGCGATAAATAGCAGTCTATTCCTGCTTGTCAAGATGTTGGATCACCTCTCAATCTCTGTGTTTTCGTTTGACTTCGTCAATCCCTGACAGTAGGCCGATTGTCATCGCATATCCAAATAAGAGGATAAGGAATAAACAGACAACCCCTGCTGTGACTGAGACTATGTTCCAAATATTCAAGGTGGCTCCTCTCTTTCTGTTTTTTGACAACAAAAAAAGCCGTAAATCTACGGCTTTTATATATTTAATAAGCGTACCCTGCTTCTTTCTTCATGGCATCAAATTCGTGCTTTAGCGTTTCATCTGTAAGATATTCTTCTGCCAAAGGGCCAAATCCAAATCCTTTTGGGTTTGTTAAGATCTCAATAACTTCTGTTTGATCTTCTGCAGTTGGTTCATTTGGGAAAGGCATCCACTTATAAAAAGAATCTAAAAGGATTTCAACAACAAAACCTTTTCTCTCTTTATCGACTAGAGCGCAACGGCCATCTTCGAGAGTGACCAATATATTATTTTTCGATTCATCGACACCGATGATTTTATTCAATTTGAACAAATTGATCACCTTCTTTCACATACAGGTTAATACCAAATTCCTTCAACGACTGGATTTGCTTCTTGCTTGGTTCGTTTTTCGTAAAATACATACTTGAAACATCCGATAAATTAACATCACCATGATATTGCGCTTCGAGATAACGGACACCAAGAGCCTTGCTCGCTTCTTCTGGTGTTTTGATGTTTCCAGATTTTAACAAATCTACCGTTTCTTTTAGCAACTCTTTATCGATACCGACCAAATTCGGTCTGTTTGGATTGTCTGCTACAAGTTCTTGATAGACTGCAGGGCCAAGGCTGTTGTTTACTGTGAATGTTGTCTTGTTTGCCACTTTATCTTTTGCAAAGCGGATGATAACATCACCATATTGACCAACACCTCCCCAACTAGTTGAGTTGTGGGTGTAATCTTTGATAGCATCCTTGTTTCCGAAGTAGCCATATTTTTCAAACTCAGACTTCTTCAAGCGTTTGCCAGACAAACCAAACAATTGATTTGTGGCTTGCCTTCTGTACTTCGTGTTGACAGTCCCACCGCTTGTACCAGTCTCAAACTGATTCATGAATCTACCAGATTCTATCAGTTTGTCAATGTTTGCAGACTTAAAGCGCATAGAATATGCACTATTACTGATCACCTCTTTCAGCACGTTGCGAGAAAGTTCAATTTCTTCTGGTGTCAGTCTGCTTTCTATGTGATTATTATACCACTTTTTAGCGTTGTCAACAAAATTTTGTAATGTTTTTTGTGCTAAATCTAAACCTTTTCCAAAAGAATCTCCGAAGCTGTGAGTTTCCTCTTTTTCCGCTTTATCAACAGCTTTAGTTTGTTGTTTAACTTTCTCACTAATGCCAGAATAATGAGCAGCAACACTACAGCGACAAAATGGATGCATCGGAGCACAATTGCGTCCAGATTCCATTTCAGATACCTTGAAGATTTTGCCATCAAACGGAGCGCATATCTTGCAAGCGCTCGGCTCTGCGATGTACTCGTATTCTTCATAATCTTGTGACTCAAGACTATCTTTTTGCGCTGCCATCGCAACCCGTGAACCTTCTGTCACTGCCAAGCGTTTTGCTTGATAGGCAGATACACCAAATTCTTTCCGTAGCTTTGGAATGATCTGTGTTGGGTTCTTTCCGAGAATGAGCAAGTCTGCGGTTGCTTTTTTGACTATTTCTCGAAGAGCATTTTGACGCTCCCAGATACGACTTGACCAAGTAGCACCGTTGAAATTACGATCTATAGCCTGATTCATCGCAGTCGATAGTGTAGAGCTTTCTGTGACTCCCAAAATACCAGCTTGGCTTCTTAGCCCTTGCAAGTATTCTTCTTTCAAGAACTTCTCAGTCTTCTTTTCTTCCTCGTTTGCGAGAGCAATCATCTGCAAGTCTAGCTCTTGTTGCAATGCTTCGAGTCTTGATACTCGCATTTTTAGGTTGTAGATAGCCAACTCTCTGTTAGCTATCGCACCAAAGTCTTTCTCTTCCACATATCGTTTGGCCTTTTCGGCAAAAGCAGCAACATCCATCGCATCAAGTCTTGCTATAACCTCAGAATAGGGAATGTTCCCATTCTTTTCAGCGTATCGACCAACAAATGCCCTGATTTCCTTCTCAATCTCGTTGAAATAGTAATCATGCATCTTCTTCAATTCGGTCGCATAATCTTCATCACGCTTGATTGCTGCACGTTGCTCCAACTCTATTCGGTTGCGCCAGTAACTATTCTGTCTGACGGTTTCTGTCATCCTCTACACCGTCCTTTTCTTCGTTGCCTTCTTCTGCATCCTTGTTGATTGCGAAATCGCTCATACGCTCGTTTTGAGCCATCCTACGTTGTAATTCACTGCCTTTTGCCTCTTCATCTTCCATGCGTTCAAGTTCTTTTTTTGGATCTTGGACGATAGACAAGACAGAGAGTTTTGTTTCGTCTGAAACTTGGCCATTTAATTGACTTACAATCTGTGCTTCTTCCAGTGTATTCTTCGGTACGTTACGAGTAAACTTGTAATTTAGCTCAGACCATGCATCTGCTGGTACTTGCGTAGTCGGTACAGACAAGACGACTTCATACAATCGATTAAATCCAGACTGCATTTTACGGTCTTTTGATTTGGCAAGATTGTCCATTGCTTGTAACTTGTACGCAAGAGCTGTACCAGAGCTATTGCCAAAGTCTTTGTCTGACAGATTGGCAACCATCGAAATATTGAAGATTGCATCACGCAATAATACAATAAGGTTCTCTTGTGTCTGGTCTGCATTTGGCTTCTGCAAGAAGTCAACATCTAACTGACTGCCACTTTCGCCCCAAAGGTTAAATACACGATTGTCACGGATACTAGAGCTTACTTCATCGTCTAGCTCCATGCCGATGATCTTCAAGTAAGCATCTGCGAAATAATCAACATCATTCGCTTTTTCACTCACTGCCTTGTTGAGAGCGTTAAGCAATGTTTTCACACTCTCGAAGATTCCTCTTCGTTCTTCGTTCTCAATCACTTCGATGATTGGTAACTTGGAATAGATGTGGTTTGTTCGCTCGCTAAAATGCACATCACCAGCGTTATCAAGTGTGAAATAGATCGTTTCTGTGTCAGTAACAACCTCACCAGTTCCAGCACCAGTTTCTTCATCGATCATGTAGCGTACAGCGAATTTAGGACGCTCTGCAACAGAGTTGTCATGCACAACCAGCATGTTCATTGGGCTGTTGTATGTAACTCTAGTGTTGCCATCTTCGTCTTGATACACATACCAAAACGCATGGCCAAAGATATCGACCAACTTAGAAAGTTCGCTCTCGCTATCTTCCATGTCATTGTATTTTCTAAAATCGTTGACATAATCACTGATTACTTGATTATCATGCGATACAGTAGCAGGAATGCCAATAAAATAACCGTTGAACATGTCCACGATATATTTTGCGTAGTTGATAACTAGACGATTGTCAGGCTTCCATGTATCTTTAGCTATAGCATGCAGAATCTTGTGATCTGATAGATATAAGTTTTCGTTTTCTCGATAGGTCGGTACGAGTTTGCTCAAATGCAAGCGAATTGCCTCTGTTACGATCTGTGCAGTCACCTCAGTATTTACTGGTACAGTCAGCAGCCGCTTGTTGTTTATTCTGACTTTGGTCAATTAAAAGCCCCCTTTAAATGTTTTAATTTTTGATTTAGTGATCTTGTCTTGGATCGCATACCTTATCGCATCCAGACAGTGGTTGTAGGAATCTACAGGCTCGTTGATGTACTCATTCGTGGCCTTGTCCTTCTTCCATGTGTAATTTTCCAATTCTTCTATGGTCTTCACACATCGTTCATCTACAATCCACTCATACTGTAAGAGATACTGGATTCCTTGCATGACTGAACCAGCACCCTTCTTGACATCGATAACTCGACTGATACCAAGGTTGCGAAGCTCTTGGTTCGATTTCTTTTCAGCCGAATCGGCTCGTATTTGCTCCTTCGCATACCCAAAGGCAGTAATACTCTCTGCGATCTTGTCATTTGTCAGTCCTTTTTTCACATATTCCTCGACAACGTACAACCTTTTACGGTCGTCATCAATTTTGACATGCATAAATGCGCTTGGATCGTTAATAAAACCATAGTCAAGGCCAAAATAAGATGTAATATGCCTTAAATCGTCTTTGTTCAGCAGCGCTTTTGTATATTTTGGGAAAACCAACTTGTCGAGAGTCGCAAACTCGCCCAAAGCGTAAATTTTGTAGTACGCTTCATTGCGATTGGCTAATTCTTCGATGTTTTCTCTTGTGAGAGCATCTAAAAAGCGGTTGTCCTTGTATGTTGTCTGGTAAACAACAGTATTTTTTGGCTTTTTAACAAAAAATGCATTATATACCCAGTTCGCTTTAGAAACTGGGTTGAACATCAAGTATATTTGCTTCTGCTTATGTGCTTTATCCCGCAAACGCAGTGTGAGCTGTGTATAGTCGTCAAGTGTGAACTCAGAAGCCTCTTCCATGACCACATCAGAGATGCCCTTGATGGATTTTATCTTCTCTGGGTTATCCATACCCTTGAAGATAAACTCTGCTCCATTTGGCAGCTCTATACGAAATGCAGACATGTTGATTTTGCACATGTTCAGAATGCCAAAGTATGACAATGTTGCTTGCACATCTGCGAATACCGAGTCACGGACAGTAGCACCGACTTTCCGAAGCACAAGAATCTTGCGTGGTTTTTTCCAGTCTTTTAATGCCTTGATGACAATCTTTTGAAAGACTCCGTGACTTTTCCCGCTGGAAGCCCCGCCGTAGTGAATTTCTGTGAAGGTGCTATAGTCGGATTGTTATTC